GAGGTGTAGTAATGCCATATAATTATAGAAGGTATTTAATTAATAATATAAATACCTATTAAAATCTATAATTATATGTTTAATACAATAACGAACGCTTTTAATCTTAATATAACTCTAGGTAATGAATTAGAATTATCTCAGGCTGCAACTATCCGGGCTATTATGGAAGGTGGTCAATATAGTTCTCAAATGATTGACAATGTTACATTTACTTGTAAGAAAATATTGTGTGAAACCTTATCTAAACTACCGTTAAATGTTACAAAAGATAACAAGAAATTTTCTGAACACAAATTATTTAATTTAATCCATAATAATCCTAATTCATACACCACAACAAATAATTTTATTAATAAAATAGTTTCAGATTTAGTTGATTATGGGAATTGTTTTTATAAGATAAATAAACAAAATGGTGTAGTACAAAATTTACAATATTTAAAAGTAAGCGATTTTGTAAAGGTTGAATTAAATGAAAATGGCATATTAATTTATCATTTTAAAAATAATTTGAAAATTGATTCAGATAATATTTTGCACTTCAAATATTTCATTTTAAATGAAGATGGGTTATTAGCTGTATCACCGAAAGAGGTTTTATACAAACAATTATCAATATACTTTCAAGCTAATAATATAATTAATAACTATTACAAAAATGGACTTCATTCAAATAAAGTTATGAAGTCGCAAAATAATGTTGATCAAAGGGGATTTTCTCAAGGTCAAAATGAATTTTTAAAACAAAAAACTGGTTCTGTTGAAGCGGGAAAAATAATACCTCTGCCATTTGGTACAGAAATTCAGGAGTTGAAAATGGATTTCACCGATGCACATTTATTACCAACCTTAGAATATATAATTAAGCAAGTCGCTGCAATGTTTGGGATACCTTTATTTATGGTGGGTGTGGGTGAAATGAAGTATAAGAATATTGAAGAATCTTTAATTGCTTTTCAGACTCAAACAATTGCACCACTTGCGAAAATCTTTAAAGAGGAAATGAGTTCAAAATTACTCTTTAATGAAAAAGAGAGAATTAAAGAAAATATTGCAATAGAGTTTAATCTTCAAGCAATGCTTGCAGCAAATAGCATTACACGTGCAACTTATCTAAAATTATTAAAAGATGCTTCAATAATTTCTCCTAATGATGCCGCAAAAATTGAAGGTTTTGAAGAGTTTGAAGGCGGTCAATACAACTATTCGCAAGCTCAAAACCAACCATTACAGTTAATAACAAAAGACGGTTGGAATCCAATAACAAACGGTACAACAAATAATAAAAAAGATGAATAAAAGATTATTAACATTCGAAAATACTGTTTTAAATCGTTCAGAATTGACCAAAAACGATCAAAAAAATAACTTAAAAACTCGTTTTTTATTAGAAAACGATCAAAAAAATGATAAAAATGAGTAAAGAAAATAATATGATATGTAGAACTATTTCGGATTTCATTCAAAATGAAGATGAAAACATATACAGGGTTTCCGTTAGTGATAATGAAAAAACTAAGAATATTAGGGTTTATGGTTCTGTATTCAACGTAAAGTCTAAACTTATTCACGAATGGGTATATGAATTTGGTGAAAGCAGAACATTTTATGAAATAATTGATTCTAAGGCTTTTGACAACGTTTTAAAAAATAAAAAGTTGGATGTGGTATTGTCAGTTAATCATTCATTCCGGGAATTGTTAGGGCGCACATTGTCAGGTACACTGGTATTAAGTACTGATGAAAAAGGTTTATTTGGTGACTGTGAATTGCCAGCTACCGAACGAGGTAATGAAGTTTATGTAATGGCCAAACGTGGTGATTATTACGAGTCAAGTTTTAATTATCAAAGTAAACCCGGCACTGACAAATGGGAAGTGCAAGATGATGGTACATACATAAAAACCGTTATGGAAATTGATAGATTATATGATATAACTGTTGCTACTTGGCACGGGGCCTATGCGGGAACTGATATTATAATCACTGAAAGAACTGAAAAAATTGAAGATAATAATTATCTAATTGAATTAGAGCTTGATAAAGACAAATTAAGGTTTTTATCATTGAATAATAAGAATAATTTAAATTAAAAGTTATAAGAAATGACAAGAAAAGATGAGTTAATGCAGGATATTTCTGCAAAGAGAACCAGAATTACTGAATTAAATAAGCTGGTTGAAACTGAAAAAAGGGTTAAAACCGAAGTTGAACGACAAGAAATAGATGGTTTATTTACCTCTGTTGAAAATTTGGAAAAGGAAGTCCAGGATTTGGAACGTTCTGAAAAAATTAAAATTGAAGCTCCAACCGTTATTACCAGCGAGCGCAAAGAAAAAAATCGTAAATACGATTTAAGCAAGGCAGTATCTGAAGGTAACGAAAGAGGTCTTTCAGGACTTGAAGCTGAAATGGATCAAGAAGTAAGACGTAATTATCCTCAAGCTGATAAAAGAGCTATTTTAATTCCTGATGCTGTGATTTACAGAGCAGAAACTATGGTTAATAGTGCTGGTTTAATATCTTCTGAAGTATCAGGTTTAGATATTATCAAAGTTCCGGGACAATACGAAAAATGGGGGTCAACTGTATTTAATAATTTAACAGGTTATTATAAGTTAAATTATTCCGATGGTGCTATTTCAGATAAAAAAGCTGAAGGGGAAGCGTTAAGCACACATAGTTACACTAAATCAAATGATGAGTTAAAGCCAAATCGGTTTGGACATATTGTCATTTGCTCTGAAGAAGCTCTCGCAAGTACTTCTATGCTGGCAAGTTCTATTCAGGATGCTGATTCAAGTATTGACGCTGAAATAAGTGCTTATATTTTGGCTGGTATTCTTGCAAACACTGGTACTACTCTTTCAGGTTATGCCAGTTCAGAAACCGCTAAATTATTAACATCTAAAGACGTTACAAAATTAAAAAGTGCTCTCTTGTCTGCAATGTTCCGTAAACCTGCTTATGTGGCTGGTGCTTCATTATATGGCGAATTGGAGGAAACTACAGGAGCAACTATAATGAAAACCATTATTGATAATATGAAAATAAAGGGTTATAATGTTTACGATGTGATGAACTTACTTGAAGTTCATGACACTAATAAATATGATCTAATATTTGGAGACTGGTCACGTTCCTACGTTGGAAAGTGGGGAAATGCAATGCAAATATTAGTTAATCCATATAGTTCAGATACCACAAGTGAAATAAGATTAAGATTTTCAAGACTTGCTGATACTGCTTTCAATCCTTATGCTTTCAAAGCAATAAGGAACGCTAAGATTAGCTAATCGTTACAGGTAATAATTAATGGAAGAGGGGCAACCCTTTTCCTTTTTAAATTAAAAAAAATATGAAGATTCAGAAAACCATACATTCCAAACAGTATTTAGAATTTAATGTAAATAAGGTAAAATCTTGGTTAAAAATTGATTCTGATATTGAAATTGAAAGTGATACACTTGAAGAGTTATATGAAGATTCTGTAGATTTCATTGAAAAATTTATTCAAAAGGACGTAGCTTATACACTTAATGAATATGTGTTTTATCCATTTAACGGTAGCAAGGTTACAATTGATGAGGGTAATCTAATTTCAATCAGTGCTGTAACATACACGGATTATAGTGATGTTGAACACGTAATTTCTGAAGATGAGTATGAGTTAAGGAAAAACAATAATTTATTCACTTTAAAATTCAATGTTTCGTTTTCTGCTAAGGAATTGAAGATTATTTTTTATTCTGGTTATTTAAATAACAAAATGGATAAGAGTATTCGCAAAGCGTTAAGAGTTCTAATAAATGATTCTTATGATGTGGAGAATAGTTCATACACGTTACAAGCTGTTAAAAAGAATGATGTTATAGAGCGCACATTATGGCCAATTAGAAAAAACTTTTTTAATTATTCATGAGAGCAGGAATATTAAATAAAAGAATAAAAATATTTAGTGTTATAAAAACTAGAGATAATAACAATTCCGAAGTTATTGTAGAAAATCTATTATTGAGTGGTTGGACAGGTGTAAGAACGGTTAAATTAGATAAACTGGTTGAAAATGATGGAATAATTAATTCTGAGATTCTTCAATTTGATATGAGATATCGTAACACCATTACCTCAGATTGTATAATTGAATATAAAACCAATAGGTATAATATTTTAACAAATGAACCACTTGGTAACAATGAAATGATTAGACTAATTGCAAGTAAAGATACAAGGTAATGAGAATTGAATTATTTGGCAATCAGGAATTAAACGAATTATTTATTTATTTAAGAAACTCTCAAAAAACAGGGGTTATACTTAATGCTTATAAACGTTCTGCTAAACCAATGCTGCAAGCAATTAGGGCAAGCGCAAAAACTAATTTAAAAAAACGTTCTGGTAATTTGTTCTCTTCATTTGGAATAGTACCACTACAAAGCAAAATGGGTGTAAAAGTTGGAGCAAGGAAGTTCGGGAGTTACAAGGGATTTCACGCACACTTTTTTGATGAGGGAACAAAGGTGAGACAAAATTCAAGCGGAG